AAGGCTACCTACTACACCAATTACTGGGACCACAGCAATAAGGCCAGCGAGTACGGTCTTATTATAAAGCTCCGCGTCGCTCATTCCTCTAATGTATTCGGTAATTTTTCCTACAGTAGCGGTAAGCTTCTCGAGGCCTTGCTTAAATATTTCGTTATTTGCAATGGCTGCGCCTATCTCAATAAGTACACCTTCGGTAGCGCTCTGTAACGTCTTAAACGCTCCTGCGGTGTTATCCATCATTGTATCGGCCATACCCTTAGCTGCGCCGTCGGCATTCTGTAGGCCTTCGGTAAGAGCTGGTAACTGCTGTATAGTCTCGCTCAATACGAGTAGGGCGCTCTGTGCGGAGCGGCCTACTTCGTCTTTAGCGTCTGCTAGATTGAGACCTTTTTTAGCTAGGTTTTCAATGGCTCCGGCAACGTCTCCACCAGTAGCGCCAAGCTCGGAAATAATACGGCGTAAAGAGGTTCCCGCTTGCGAGCCTTTTATACCAGCGTTCGCTAGTAGCTCAATCATTCCGGTAGTTTCCTCTACACTAATACCAGCCGCACTAGCTACCGGTGCTACGTATTTCATAGCCTCCGCGAAGCTCTCCATATCTAGAGCCGATTCGCTAAAGCTCTTGGCCATTACGTCGGTTAGGTGTCCCGTCTCGCCGGCTTCCATCCCGAAGCCTCGAAGTGTAGCCCCTGCGACCTCGGCAGCTCTCGCTAGGTCCGACCCCGCAGCTTGTGCTAGGTAAAGGGTACTTTCGGTTACCTTCTCAATCTCTGGAGCGGTAAAACCGAGTTTAGCAAATTCTACCTGCAAACCCGCTACTTCGGAAGCTGTAAAGGTTGTGGTAGCGCCTAGGCGTTTAGCCTCGCTTTCTAGTTTTGCGAATTGTTCAGCAGTAGCACCAGATACGGCTTTTACCTTGCTCATCTCGGCCTCGAAGCCTTGGAAGGTCTTAACAGCGCTTACCCCAATAGCTGTAATAGGAGCGCTAAAGGCTGCGGTAAAGGTTGTACCTATTCGCTTAGCTTGGCCCCCAAATCTTTTAATACTAGCGCTAGCCGTCTTAAGGCCGCGCTGTAGCCCGGCGATATTTGCGCCTATGCTTATTGTAGTCCGTGCTAAGCTTTTCTTTGCCATTTACTTAATATCGCTCTCGCTTCTTCTTTTGTTAGTTTAGGCTCTGCTCTTGTGTAGTCCCAAGGGAATTTAAATAGCTCCTTTGGTTTAATCTTTTTGCCCTTCGGCAGTTGGAGGTTTACCAGCGTTACGGTCTGCGTACGCATTACCTCCCAGAGCTCGCGGCTCTCTTGTTCTTTCTTTTCACTAAAACCAGCTACAGCGTTGTTAAGGCTGCGCGGGGTTAGGTCCAAGTATTCGCTGTAATTATACCCGAGAACGCCTAAGGCTATCTCTTCGCAACGGTCAAAAGTAAGAGGGGCTTCGGGGCCCGTTGAGCCCCTAGCCCCCTTTACTTTTTTTCTTGTGTAAAGCTCTCGGTAAAAATTGCTAAAATCTGCTCTAACGCTTCTGGGCTGTCGTCTAGCCAGTCGGCTATATCTTCAAGCTCATAGTTAAAGCTTTCCTTCTCTACTCTTGCACCTTGTTTAAGGCCAGCTCTTACGAGCTCTAAAGCCTCGCTTAAGCTTAAGCTCTCGCCTATCTTATCCAAGTCCGCTAGCTTATATCCGGTAGCGTCTGTAAACTGCATTAGCGCGGCGAAGCCAAACTTTACCGGTCTCTGCTCGCCTCCTATTTTAACTTTCTTTACCATTTGCTTTATGTGTGTTTAATTAGTCTTACGCTACAGTAGAGTAGGTAATAGCTCCCGTAAGCTCGAAAGTAGCCGAGTACGTTACGTTATCTTCCATACCTGCGCTAACTTCCAAAGAAGTTACGTAAGCAGCAGCAGACCAGTAATGGTCTCCCGATACTTCAGTAGAGAATTTAACCGTAAGCTGGGTACGCCCAGACCAAGCGGTCATTAGGTCATCAACTCCGTAAGCCGCGTCTTCAGCGTACAAAGCAGATACAGAAATAGTACCCGATTTTGTAGCCTCTAACAAAGAGCGAGAAGCGCTAGAGTCTTTAGTTGTTGCGTCTCTTGTGTCCATAGACAAAGAGATAGAGCCCTCAGTTGCGTGAGCAATTAAAGTGCTGCCTACGTATACCCCTAGAAGGGTTCCGTTCATAATGCCAGTAGTTGCCATTTTTAATCTAGATTATTTAGTTGTTCTTCTTCTTTTTGCGGAGCCTCAGCTCCAAATTCTACAGCCTTACCAGCTTGTATAAGCTCTAGGCCGTATTCGTTTACTACACTTAAAGTTAGACCTTTGTCTAGCTTCTTACCGCTAGGTAAGGTTACTTTTTTTGTTAGTATTATTTTCATCTCTTAACCCTTATTATATATTCGCTATTAGCTATATAAACCTCTGCTTTGTCGTCGTAGTCTGTCTCCAATTCTGTAAACTGGATAGAATCTATAACGATACCGCTAACGGTCCCGGTATAACGGTCTAAAGCTGTTCTTACCTTCTCGTTAAGGTCGGCAGCTTCGGCGTAAGTTTCACTTACAGCTAATACTTCATAGCGCACCTCGTCGAGCGTACTTACGCCGCTCTTCGTGTCGCTTGGTGTTATATCATTAATGAGGTATACCACAAAAGGAAAAGCGGCGCCCTGCGCTGCTATTTGGGGGTAAACCCGAGTACCTACGATAGCGCTTACGTCGCTGTCGCTGGTTAGGATTGAGTATATAGCTTTTCCCTCGTTCATTAGAAGCCTCTTTTTACTATAGCTTTCTTTTGCTTCATACTTAGCTCGTGTATTTTTTTATTTAAAATCCTGCTTACCTCTCTAACTAATAGAGCATTAGCAGAAGGTACACCAGCTATAAAACCTTTTTCTATAAAATTCTCGTTACGTCTTTCTTTGATTTGAGACCTATTAGCACCTCTGCCAGTAGCGAAATTTACTATAGCACCGTAGTAACCGTCTCCGGTTTTCTTTGCGTTTTTACCGTATCTTGGACCTACATACCCAATAAGATTACGGCCCTTTCCTTTAATATATCCTATAGAGCGGCGAAGGTTTCCGCTTTTATAAGTTACTGCTTTTTTCCCGTAGCTAATATTTTTACTAGCTGGGTTTCGCTTTCTGCCATCGTGTATAACACTACGCACATTAGCTATAAAGGGGTCAGCAGCTTTTTTTATTCCCCTTTTAAAATTGTTGTACTCTGTACGGTCTACTTGAGCTAAAAGATTCATCTTTTTTATAGCTTCCTCGAAACCTTCTACCTCCATTATTAGCCCGTCGTCAAATTTAGCCATCAGTCCGCTAGTCTAGTATCTATAATTAAGTAGCGCTCTCTACCTTCCAAGCTTACGCCCTCTACTTCGTAGCTCTTGCCCTTCCAGCTTATTTTAGTGGTAGCGTCTACATCGCTGCGGTAGCGAATTGTAAAGCGTACTCTATTTACGCTAGTAAGCTTATCGCTCTCTTCTCCCTCTTTAGGAGTGCCTCGGTACTCTACCATAGCCCAGACATTGGCTAAAGTGCTGTACGTGCGTACGGATTGGCCAAAGCCATCCGAAGCGACGCTAGCGCTTTGTAGCGTAATTCTTCTATCTAGCTTACCGGGGTCAATCAAAGCGGAAAACTCTAAAAGGGTTTAGCAAATACTCGGAAGCTGTCGGCATACGGTGTACGCTGTCTACGCGCTTCTCGTACATCTCGCCAATGATTAAAAGCATAGCCATTTTAATATTAGCGGGTACGTCGCTAGCTTGCGTATAACCACAAGTATAACGGATTATAACAGCGTTTACGGTATCCTTTGTACCGTACCAGCCGTGCTCTGGCATAATACGCGCGGGCTCACTTACTAGGTCGCTGCGGTAATCGTCAGCAGCTACGGTAATCTCGTCGCCGTTGCCGTCGATATACTTTACACTAGCTACGCTTTGTACTGGTCCCCTGCTTAAGTATATAATGTTACGGTCTCCGCGGAAAGGGTCTACGCCAGTTCTGTAAACTGGAAAAAAGTCGTAGTACTCTTCTATTACGGTAGTCAATAAGAACCGCCCTAAATAATGCTCCGCTACCGAGGTAGCAGCGTCAATAAGTACCCCTAAAAGGGTATCTTCTGCGTCCGAGTCTACACGTAAAAAGTCTTTAACCTCTTGTACGGTTAGAGCTTTTAATGTAGCTGGGGTAATTATTGTGTAGCTCATTATTTAGCTTTACGGGTTGTTCTTTTTGTGGTCTTAGCGCTTACTGCGCGCTCCGCCTTCTTCTCCTCTTTAACCTCTACCGGGTTACAGAATCCAGCGTTTAAATATTCTTGAGCAGCCGCAGCGGGCAGCTCTACTACTTGCCCTAGGCTGTAGTAGAAATCTGCCCCTGCTATGCTCTGGTTAAAAATAACCTTCATTAGCTGCTTAAGCTTACGCTTGTACTAGGTGCTTAATTGCGCTAGACTGCAATACGTTACCATCAACACGACGGTAAGCAATAAATCCAGTAGACAAAGCATCAGCGAAACGCTCGTTAAGACGTAGCAACTGTACGCCGCCCGCTTCGTGAACGTAGTACTGCTTTAAGTCCCCGAAGATAATAGACTTATTACCAGTAGCAATACCGGCCATATCTTCGTTAATGTATACTGGCTTGCCGAAAAGCATATCTGGCTCGCCTACAGACATACCCGGTACGTAAGCTGGGAAGTCGTTAGAAGACCCGAAACCTAGTACACGAATAGCTTTAGCTGTAGCGCTGTTCATCATCCAGCCCGCTCCAGCAGCGTTGCGGTAAGAAGCATCTACAGAGTAGAACAAGTCCATAACTTCGCTAATAGTAACCGCTGTAGCAGAAGCTGCAGTTTTACCCAAAGCTGAACCAGTTACAATACCTTGAGGCTTGCTAGAAGCATCTCCAGTAGTCAAGTGTGCGTTAATACCGCGCTTAAGACGGTTAGCCAATTGAGAACCTACGAAGCTAGCCAAATCGAAAGCGTTATCTGCGATTAATTGGTTAGATACTTTTACAATTTTAGAGCTGTAAGTGTAAGGCTCAAACTTCACGTTAGTGAAAGTCATATCGCTAACGCTCTCAGCTGTACCCTCGCCCAAGATAGCAGCTACTACGCTTGTATCGTCGTTAGCTGGCAAGTTGAAAGGCTGGCCGTTTGCAGTACGCAATACTGTAGCTACTTGCTCAATATCCGACTTAAACAATTCTGTAGCGCTTACGAAGTCGCTCCAGTTTTCCGGTACCAAGAAACCACCTAACCCGTCGTTAGTAGTAATTTGTGTGTCAGTACCGCGAAGCTCTGCAAGTGCGCGAGCCTCTCCAGCGTTTAGGCCGTTCATACCTTTACGCAAGTAAGCGTTAAACGCGTCGCGTACTTCTACTTTAGCTGGGGCAGCATCGCGTACCTCTTCAGCTTTAGTAGCTAGTTCTTTTTTCAATTCTTCGCTGCGCTCGATACGTGCAGCAGCAGAGCGGAGCTCGTCTACTTCGTTAGAGATAGCGTCGAATTTTTCGTTTTCTTCGTTTGAAAGGTTACGGCCTTCTGCCTTAGCAGCCGCTACCATTCCCTGCATTTGCTCGATTAGAGCGCCGCGCTTTTCGCGGAGTTGTTTAGCATTCATCTTTAGCTAGTTTAATTAAAGCATTATATATATTATAGTTCACTTCTTCGGTAGGAGTCTCTCTCGCTTCATCCGCTGCGCTGTCGCCTTGTGGCTCTGCGCTGCGTAGTCCGCTCGAGGCTGAAGCGTACGCCGGAAAAACTACCGGAGATACGTCAAATAAAGAGCCTACCCTCTCTATATATCTTACGTGCTGTCCGTTCTCTAACTTCCAGCTATCTTTTTCTACTGTAAAGCCAAAGCTCGACTGGCTCAAGTCGCCGCGTCTAAAAAGCTCTAGCATATCGTTTCCGTATGTGGTGTTAGGCATCTCGAAGCGATAGTAAAGGCCTTTGTCGTCCTCTTTAAGCTCCAAGGTACCCGAAGCGGTGCGCGCTAGTAAGTAGTTGCTGTCGTGGTTGTATAACGCTCTTACGTCGTTATCTAGCACCTCGCTAAAAGCTCCCGGTAGGATAATTTCGCGGAAGCCTCCGAGGTCCTCACTCATAGAATTAAATACACTAGCGTACCCTTCTACTGTGCGGCCCTCTACAGCTTTAAGCTCTCCCTCGTAAGCTCTCTGCTCTACTAGGTCTTTTTTACTGCGTACCTCTGCGCCCTCGACCTTGTTTAAGGTGCTGAATAGGTGCGCTACTTTTAAAGGCGGCTTACGCTCGGTAAAAGCTCCCTCTTCGTTATCGTACTCGTAAATACTTACAAGCGCTGCGGGGTCCTGCTCTGTACCATTAACTTTAAAGCCGCTGTCGGCCTCTATCTGGCCGTTTCTCTCTATTTCTGTTATTACCCCTTGACTACGACCTCCGGAGCTGTTCCAGCTCACGAAATCGCCTACTGCTAGCTCGTCTGGTTCTGCGCGGTCTTCTTCTTTGTAGCTCGCTGCTTCCATTGGCTCGCCTTTGCCGAAAGTTATAATAATCTCGCTATCGGTTTCCTCGATAGCTTTTATATGGCGTTTTAGTTCTTTCTCTTCCATTTCTTCGTAAGTCTTTTTAGCCCAGCGCAGCATCTCATCTCCACCCCAAGCAGCGTACATAATAGACCCGCAAATTTGTTTACCGTCCTCATCTTTAAAGCTGCCTTGGTCGTATACCTTGGCGCGGCTTAAGAAGCTGTAAATACGCGGGAGCCTATCGTGGCTTACCGCCTCGCGGTTGGCTAATATTGTAGCCGTTCTCCAGCCTACCGACGTGCCGCAGTCGCTACCTTCTTCTTCGCGAAGCTTTAACGCTCTTTTGGCGTTATCGGTTGCAGCTTGTGGGTAATCGGTCCAAGGCATTAGTCCGCGTCTACGTTAGTGTTATCCTCTCCAGCTTGCGCCATATTCAAAGGCTGGAGGTAAACGTTGCCACCTTCTACCGGGTTAAGGTTTTCTAGGTCTCTAATATCGTTTACCGATAGCCAGCCCCATTGGCGAGCAGTTGCGTAAGCTTGGTAACGGCCTTGGAGGTCTCCACGCATTAAGCCCTCCATAGTGAAGTAAGCGTAATAGTTAGGCTCGTCTTCTCTAAAAAGCTTGCGGTTAAATTCTACCTCGAAGCGTCTTACGTAAGGGGTTACACAATCGCGCACAAACTGTATAGCTTGCTGCTCTACGTTTGCTCTGGTGCTGCTGTTTTCTAGGTCCGCTAAATAGCTTGGAGGTATTCTAAAAATACGGGCTATTTCGTTTACTTGAAATTTACGGCTCTGTAGGAATTGGGCAGCCTCTGGGTCTAGTCCAATTTTCTCGTACTTCATACCCTCCTCAAGTATCGCGGTGCCGTGTGAATTGCTTAAGCCGCCGTTAGCTCTATTCCAGCTCTGCTTTAAGCGGTTGATAGCGTCAATACTCAAACGCCCCGGCGCAGTAATAATACCACCCGTATTAGCTCCGTTAGAATAGAAGCGAGCGCCGTACTCTTGGGCCGCTAGCCCAATAGCTACGGCCTCGCGAGCTACCGTTAAAGGACTCTTTCCCGTTAAACCGTTAAAGCTTAAGCCTACTACGTGGACTACTTCGTAGTCTAGGTAGGTCTTTTTTTCGTTAAATACGTACACCTTCTCGCCGTCTACTATCTTAACCTCTACGAGCATAGGGTTAAGAGGCGTTAAGGAAATAGGACGCCCTGCGGCGTTAAATTCTATTTTAGCGTAGGCGTTACCGTGTAGCACCAAGTTAGCCGCCATACTCTCACGAAAGGTAAAGCTAGAGCTTACCGTGTTAGGGGTATGGGCTAAAAGTTTCTGTATAGGGTGCTCTCGAGCTATTACGCGCGTTTCGCCGTCGTATACATATACGTTAAGAGGGATGCTCGCGATAGTCTCGCTAATGATTCGTACAGCTGCGTAAACAGCGCTAAAGGTTAGCGCGTTGTCTTCGCTTACTTGTACTCCGGTCTTACTGGTACCAAAAAGCCCCGTAAGCCACGCAGCCGGGTTGCTTAGACTCGTGCTGGGGTTTTCGGGGGAGCTTCTAAATAAGCGGGCTAGTAAGCCGGTGTTATTATTGTCTGCCAAAGCTTGTAAGTATATACTTTATGCAAATATACAAAAAAATATATAAAACACTTGCTTTGCTTTTGTTTTTATTGTATAGGCAGCCTAGTTATTTTAAATTTCTCGTTCTCGTAGTAGTTACAGCTTGCGTTAATAACCTTGGTTAAGGTGCTATAGTTTAAGTCTAAGGCCTTACAAGCTTTCGTTAGGGTTCTGTATCCTTCTACAGTTTTAGAGCTCTTACGCTCCACTAAAATAACTCTCATATAAATAAAATAGTATCTTCTTGTTCGGGGTTGGTTCCTTCCGCGCATCGGTTGCAAATTTGCAGCGCGGTAATATTGCTTATGCTGTCGGTATATTCTCCGCAGCTCTGGCAGTAGTATTCTACGTCATTACTGCACATAGCCAAATATAATAAACTGTATAAACTCCACCGCTTTAAATAGCAGCTTAATAGTTGGGAAAAACAAAAGGCCGGCCAGTAGGGCTAGTCCTAATTTTCTCGCGTCTCTTGCCTCTCGGCTTATTACTTTCTTTGCCATTGCTTTAAATAAAATTTAGCCTTCTCTAGGCTGTTAAACTTGCGGCTTCCGTAGAAGCTCGGGGTATTCGGGAGGGCGGTAAAAACGCCGGGCTGGGTCTCTAGTATCTCAGCTCCGGCGTATTGTATTACTCTCTTAATTTTCATAAAGCCCTCTTTATATAGTAGTTGGTTCTGCCAGTCTTGCATTATATGCGGCTTAATACTTTTAAAGCTTTTGCTTTTGTTGTTTGGTCGAATAAGAATACGCCTTCTTTATCGTGAACATACCAGCTCTTACCGTCTTCGTGAATGTTTCTGGCTACTGTGTAAGTGTTTCCGTTTAGGCTTACTTGGTATTCTCCTTTTCTTAATTTAGTAGTAGTCATTTTGTTTTTGCTTTTGTTGTTATTACTGGTGTAAAGATACGCCTATTTTCTTTCCGTGCAAATAAAAACGTATTTTTTTTCATATTTTTTTTTAGGGCATAAAAAAAGCCCCTGCCGGGGCTCTCTCTTAAGCGAGTGCTTTTTGGTACTCTTCGTAAGCCTCGTAAGCTTTAGTATCGTACTTCGGCTTATGGTGTACCGTTACGTATTTCATACTTACCTCGATATCTCTACCGCAAGGCGCTTTAAACTTAACAGCGTTGCGGTCGCTTTTAATTTCGTAGTAATCTTCGTAGCTATTAAAGCTGCCGTACTGAAGCAAGCCCTCTAGTAGGTCTCTCATTTGTAAAAATACTTCTCTAGATACTGTAAGAGGATTTACGTAAATATCGAAGCTGTTACCCATTGAGAAGCTCTCGTAACGGAATTGGCAGAAGCTAGCTACCTCTTTACCAAACTTAGCAGCAATAATCTGCTTTACTACTTGGTTGTAAGTTACTCCACTAGCGCGGTGGTATACTTCGCCATCGTAGCCAGTATCTTTAATTAGGCTTACGTTTTTAAGTTGTACGTCTAGAGCTGTTGCGTTTACTTTTACTGTTGTTTTCATTTGTAGTGTCTTTTAGTTTTTGTTGTTGTTGTTTGACACTTCAAATATACGGCTACTTTTTATTTATGCAAACTTTTCCGTAAAAATTTTCATTTTTTTTTAGTTTGTACCCTTTCCCCTCGTGTACGATACATACGTAGTACCCGTCTTTACTGGCCTCTTGGATAAAACTAGTAAAGCCTAGCTCCATCATATGGAAGCACAAGCTTAGGGCCTCTTCTTTATCCATTACAGAATTATTAAGTCTCGCTCGTCGTAAATGCTGCCGCCGTCGTCGTCGCTTCTATGCTTCGCTAACCAGATACCTACAGCCATTGCCCAAGCTTGCGCAACGTCAATCTTATCGGAGCTTTTAGCTTTGTCAAATTTCAAGTTACCGGCGGGGTCCGTTTTAGCTTGTACGTTACTCACACACCAGCGCAGTAAGCTATTACCTTGGTGCGCTATCTGGCCGCTCCTAAGCCATATCTCCAGCTGCTTAATAGCTGGGCTCATACTGGCGAAGCCTTGGCCGTAAGGCTCTACCGGGAGACCCTCCTCTGCGAGGTCCGCTATAAGGCTGCTAGAGTTCCAGCGGTCATACGCTACCGCTCGTATATTAAACATCTCGGCAACGTCGTAAACTACGTCCCTAATGTAGCGGTAGTCGGTTACGTTACCCGGCGTTACCATAAGCTCGCCCTTGCTTATAAACTTGTTATAATCTGCGCCGACCTTTCCCCTTCTACGCTCTACGGCCGCCTCGGTAACCCAGCTATAGACCAAAGTCTTAAAGGGCTCGTCCTCTTCTATTGGGGGGAATATTAAAACAAGTGCCGTAATATCCTCGGTACTTGCAAGGTCGAGCCCTGCGTAGCAGTCTCTACCTTTTAAGTCTGCAAGCTCATACTCTAGCTTACAATCGTTAAAATCGTCGTTACTAACCCAGCGTACCTCGGAGCTGGTCCATTGGTTAAGGTGCAGCCTTCTAAAAGTATTCTCATACGTTACCAGCGCTTTAGCTTTTTGAGCTTGTGCCTTTATATAGTCCTCTTTAATGGTTACACCGTAACCCGGGTTAGCCTTTAGCCACGTCTCCGGGTCTTGGATATCGTCGTCGGGGTCTGCCTCGAATATATGCGGGTAAAAGGTAGGGTCCTCTATAATTCCGTCCCTTACCTTCTTCGCATAATCGTATACCTCGTAGCAGATACTTTCCCTATTGCTGCCCGCTGTAGAGATACTAAAAAAGAGCGGCTGCCTACGTGCACCGCTCGCGGTTTTCATTACGTCGTACAGCTCTCTATTAGGCTGACTGTGGAGCTCATCAAAAAGGACGGCGTGAGCGTTATAGCCGTGGGCTGTATCGGCGTCCGCGCTCCTTGCTTGTATAAAGCTGCCGTCCTTCGCTACTATACTATTACGGTAGACCTTTACCTTATCCATAAGCAGCGGCGACTGTAGTACCATCTGCTTCTGTATTTCGTGAATCATTCCGGCCTGGCCGCGGTCCGCGGCGCAAACTATAATCTCTGCCCCGGGCTCGTTATCACTTACCAGCAAGTAAAGCCCTAGCGCTGCTAAAAAATTGGTCTTACCATTCTTACGAGGCCAGAATAAAAAAGCCTCTCTAGTAATCCTTAAGCCGTGCTCGTCTACATTGCCGAATATATCGCGTATTACCTCTTTCTGGAATGGCTCCAATATAAACGGCTTACGCGCTAGCTCTCCTTTGGTGTGGGTAGTAATCTTCTCTATAAATTTTATTACCCGCTCTGCTTTGTGTTTGTCGTACATTACGCGTCTATAATATCGTCTATGTCTAGAGTGCGCCCTTCTGGGCGTTCTAGCTTGGACCTACTCGCTGGAGTTAGTCCAAATTCTATTAGCATCATTCTAATCCTACGCCAAGCGTCGGAGCTTTGCGCTGCGGCTGGATGTGGTTTTAAAACC